CACCCCCCATGTCGGCTCGCTTTACTAACATCCATACAAGGGATAATGACTTACCATGCTAGCAGGGAAAAGGGGGTATGGTAAAAAAGGTACCGATACACAGATTTTTTTTAATATAGTTTCATAATTCCTCCCAAATTATGATAAGAAGGGGTCTATTAGCAACGATAGGCCCCATTTTTTATGAAGATACCAGAAACAACACAAGCAAAGATAGCAAAGTTAACCGAACTTGTAGGGCATGTAAGAGAATTAGAGTCACGAGAGGCAGCTAAAAACTCNTTACTAGGCTATGCTAAGTTTCAGATGGACAATTATAAGTCNCCACCTCATATAAAGCTCNTAGCAAGCAAATTAGAGGCTGTAGAGAGGGGGGAAATTAAGAGGCTAGCTATATTTATGCCTCCAAGACACGGAAAGTCGATACTGACATCGGAGTTTTTCCCGGCTTGGTTTATGGGTAGGAACCCAGATAAGTATATTATCTGCTCTACCTACGCACAAGACCTTGCAGATGACTTCGGGAGGAAAGTTAGGAACCAATTACAGGCAGAAAATTATACAAATATATTTTCTGATACAAAATTAGCTACAGATTCAGCTAGTGTTAGACGATTTCACACTACGAGGGGTGGAGTTTACTACGCAGTGGGTGCAGGTTCTGCAATCACAGGGCGTGGTGCACACTTATTGCTTATAGACGACCCCATAAAGGGGCGTGAAGAGGCAGATTCTCAAGCAATGAGAAAGAACCTACTCGATTGGTATAGGTCTACGGCTTATACAAGGCTAATGCCTAATGGTTCTGTAATACTAATACAAACCAGATGGCATGAGGATGACTTAGCGGGTTGGGTTTTGAAGGAAACAGGACACGAAGGTTGGGATGTAGTAGAATTTCCCGCTATCCTAAACAGTACAACGGCCGAAATGCTTGGATTGGAAGAAGGCGACCCCCTATGGGAAGATGCATATCCAAAAGAGCGGTTAGAAGAAATTAAAAAGACTGTAGGAACAAGAGAGTGGACATCTCTCTATAACCAGACACCATCAATTGAAGAGGGTAACGTCATNAAGAGGTGGTGGTGGAAGTATTGGTCAAAAGAAAAGATGCCNAATATNGAGTATGTCATACAATCNTGGGATACAGCGTATACAGCGTCAAGCACATCNGATTATTCTGCATGTACCACATGGGGAGTATTTANTGGACAAGGCGGTTTCAATGTATTTCTATTAGATTCCTTTAGGGAGAGGTTAACCTTTCCGGAACTAAAGAATGCAGCGATTAGATTATACAATGATATGCAACCAGACCAAGTTCTNGTTGAGGCAAAGGCGAGTGGTTTATCTCTGGTGCAGGAGTTGATGAGAACGGGTATACCGATTACACCATTTAATCCAAAGAGGATGGATAAACTTGCGAGAGTGCACTCAGTGGCACCCTTGTTCGAAAGCGGAAGAATATGGTGTCCGGATACAGATGAGTCGGAGGCAGTTGTCTCACAAGCAGCAGCGTTTCCAAACACAAAGAACGATGACTTGGTTGATTCAATGACACAGGCATTGATAAGATTGCGAAAAGGGTTTATGGTATCACATCCACAGGATATGCCATTTGAAGAGCCTTCTGGGCCGAAAGGGAGTTATTGGTAATGAATGTAAAAGAATCAATTAAGAAGCATGAAGGATTTAGAACAAAGGTATATCTCGATACGCTAGGAAAGCGAACTGTGGGATACGGCCATCTTTGTGTAGAGGATTACTGGGAGGATGATGTTGAGTATACAGAGGCAAAACTCGACAGAGTATTTGAAGAAGATTTTGCAAAAGCGGAAGATGCAGCAAACCGACTTTGCAAAGACAACGGATGCGAGGGCATCCCGCAAGAAGCAAAAAATTTAATTATAGAAATGGTATTTCAACTTGGCCCCACAGGGGTATCCAAGTTCCGCAACATGTGGAAATGTTTGTCAGAAGAAAATATGGTTGGTGCGAGCTATGAGATGCTCGATTCCAGATGGGCAAAACAGACACCTAATCGGGCGAATGAAATGGCAAATCACATGAAGAACATAGAGGTATAACATGTTAGGATTTTTATTTAAGAAAGGTTTAAAACTTACTGGTCTTGGACTAACAGTAAAAGAATTAAACGATTACAGAAAAAAAATGGAGAGTGAGGGTAAAGACCCACTAAGTCCAAAAAACTTTATTGATGAATATGGTAAACCACTTTACGACAGAGTAACTAGTGCTATTCAAGCAGGTCAAGGAAAAGCAGGCGGTGGCATGATGGAAATGCGTAAAAAAGGTATGGGTCTTAAAATGGCTAATGGAGGTTCTGCATTAAAACCAGTACCACCAGACAATAAAGGTTTATCTAAACTACCAACACCTGTTAGAAACAAAATGGGTTTTATGAAAGATGGTGGCATGGTTAAGAAAAGAGCTAAATCTAAATCTAAAAAATCTAGAGGTATGGGTATAGCTAAAAGAGGCGGTAATTTTAAAGGAAGTTTCTAAATGGTAATAACTCCACTAGAGCCAGTTAACCCTTTAATACAAGAAGAGGTTACGATTATAGCAGAGGGAGAGGTAGAACCTCAACCAACTGTAACGGATAATCTGGCAGAACAACTTGATGAGGAAACACTAGACGATATTGCTAGTGAATTAATTGATGCATTCGATGCAGATGTGCGTAGTCGTAAAGATTACGAAGATACCATCAAGAAAGGTATGGAGTTATTAGGATTAAAAATAGAAGATACGACCAAACCTTTTCCGGGTGCGTGTTCAGCACATCATCCAATGATGATTGAAGGAGCAGTACAATTTCAATCACAAGCAATAAAAGAATTGTTTCCATCTGGTGGCCCAGTAAAGACACAGATAGTTGGAGAAAGAGACGAGGGTTCTGTAAGACAAGCAAACAGAATCAAAGAGTTCATGAATTACCAACTAACGGAAACAATGGAAGAATACTTTGATGACTTCGACCAGATGCTATTCTATCTTCCTATTGTTGGTAGTTGCTTTAAAAAAATATACTACGATGAAAGTTTAAAAAGACCTGTATCAAGATTTATACCAATTACAGATTTTGTTATATCATACAATACAACAGATTTAAGAACCTCTGGTAGATATACGCATATCATTCGCATGACACAAAACGAACTGCGAAAGAAAATTGCTAATGGTTTCTATATGGATATGGAAACTGATATGAATCCAGAAGAGGATGACTCAAACGATATAACACAAAAGATACAAGACATAGAAGGTATTACACCTTCAAAGAATTATCAGAAGGATGGTAGATTTACTATTCTTGAAATGCATGTAGATTTAGATGTGCCCGGATATGAAAAAGATTTTGCATGTCCATACATTGTTTCAATTTGTAAAGAAACAAGACAGGTATTATCTATTCGTGCAAACTTTGAAGAAGACGACCCAGACTTTAAAAGAATACAACACTTCGTGCACTATAAATTTTTGCCGGGTTTTGGTTTTTATGGTTTAGGTTATGTACACTTACTAGGTAATCTTCAAAAGTCAGTTACAACTATACTTCGCTCATTAGTTGATGCAGGACAGTTCTCTAACTTACCGGGTGGCTTTAAAGCTAGAGGCATGCGTGTGGAAGGAGAACAACCTGTAGGTTTTGGTGAGTTCAGAGATGTAGAGGGATACGGAGAAGATATTCGTAAGTCTATTGTTCCTTTACCTTTTAAAGAGCCATCGCAAACTTTATTTGCATTACTTGGTTCAATGACACAAGAAGGTAGAAGACTAGCTGCAATTACAGATTTACAAGTTGGTGACATGAACTCAAATGCACCTGTAGGAACTACGATTGCTTTATTAGAACAAGGCATCAAGGTTATGTCTTCTATTCACAAAAGACTACACAAAGCACAAAGAGAAGAGTTTAAAGTTATTGCAAGAATAAACCAAGACTTTATGCCAGACTATTATCCTTACAGAATAGCAGGGGATAGTCGTTTCATATTTAAAAAAGATTTTGATTCTAACATAGATATACTCCCTGTGTCAGACCCAAACATCTTTTCTACTGCACAAAGAGTTTTACTTGCACAAACACA